GCTTTAAGCATTCGTCTGAACGCTCGCAAATAGTTATCTCGATACTTTGGGTAGCGTATAAAATCAGCTTTCATACCTTTACCGTTATGCATAGGGCAACCGATACATCCAATACGCTTCATTCCGCATTGATATAAAGGATTTGACTTACATCCATAGTGATGCAGAAATTCCCACACATCTTTATCAGTCCAATCAATGATAGGATTGATAAGCGTTGAGGTTGTCCTATAGCATCGTTCAACCATTCGGCGACTTTCGTCATTATCAATATTAAGTATCAAACCGCCTTTTGGTACTTGCTCATATTCCGCTTGCAATTCTTCTGCAAGTGCGATTGTCGATTTAGGCTTGCCTATAATCTTTACAACGCCACCATTTTGCTTTCTGCTTGCGCTTTCAGCCCAACGAACACCGGTTACCTTAACTCGACCTTTTCCACCTTTTTCTTTCAGTTCATCACAACAATAACGGATTAACCTTGTAGGTGGAATTTTCTTTTTCTCAATCAACTGCCACATTGAGTATTGAGGAGTGACAACTTGAACATTCGGGATTGACTTGATATATCGGACTGTTTCAGGTGCGTCAACGGTTGTAAGGTTATGTACTATATCGTGTTTTACTCCTGCAAGGTCAGCAAGAATACGAATGCAGTCGCTGTCTTTACCACCGCTGAAGCACAAATAATACGGTTCGTCCACAGGCTCAAATGCTTTTAAGCGTTCTATTGCCGTGTTTATTTTTGTTTGTAATTCGCTCATCAAATCACCTCATCCTGCTGCTACTGCGTTAAATTCTTTCATATTGTTGCACGATTTATCACAAAGCCATTTACAATTTGCCATAACAAGTGCTTTAGAAAACGGTGGCGGTACAGCATTGCCGCACCTCGCCACTTGCTTTGTCTTGTTATATTCCTTGCCGTTGCAGTCCTTATCAATGATGTAATCATCCGGGAAGCCCTGCGCCTTGTATAATTCTTTCGGCTGTAGCATTCGCAAGCCTATATCGGATATAAAATACTCAACTCCGTTAATGCAGAAAATAAGCACCTGATTAGCCGATATATTCCAATCTGTGTAGGTGTTAAGTAACTCTCTTATCTCGCTCCAATGTCCGAGATTGTCACCGTCGTAATACTGAGTTAAATACGGCATTGTCAGCGAATTATGGTCTATTGCCGTAACGGTTGGTAATGGTTTATCAATTTTGCTGCCGACAACACCGCCAAAGTATTTAGAAAGATACGGTGTAAAAAGAGCATATCTCGGTGAGCCGTCGATTGTATAAATAGGTTGATTGAGTTGTTGACCTCTCACTTCCGATTTAGCTGTTTCACTGTGATATTGAATAAGTGCAGGAGAAATATAAGCAAAGCCGTGTTTTGATGTGATTGTCGGAACTTGCTTATTAAGTTTTTGCCCCCTTGTTTCTTTTCCACTATGATTAATTTGTTCAAGATAAGGCGATACAAGATACTGCTTGCAGCTGCTTACTATCGTTGTAAGCGGCTTGTCTATATCCTGCAAGCGTGGCTTTTGACCTTTTCGTTCGCCATATCCTATAGGAATGATAAACGGCTTTTCTTCCTTAATCACAAATTTGTCAAGTCCTCTTGCAATTCGCCTTAAAGTATTCGTTACAAGTGGCTTTTTGCGTTCAAATATGCTTTGTGCAGGCAAAGAAAAATCAATACAATCGGCAGCGGTTTTCCACGGCTTTAGCTTGCCACTCTTAACCTCTTCGCTATTTGGGTCGCCGTGTGTAGGCTTCGGGAAAACTATAGGTTCTCCGTCACACCTTGCAACAAGAAAGAATCTTTTTCTTATAGTTGGTGCACCATAGTCGCAAGCTCTCAACTCCCTATGCTCAATCTCATATCCGAGTGCCGAAAGCTGACTTTTCCAACGCTCGAATGTTTGACCCTGCTTTGACTTAACCGGCTTACCTTTGCGTACAGGACCCCAAGTCTGAAACTCTTCTACATTTTCAAGGATAATAACCCTCGGTCTTACCGTTCCTGCCCATTTGAGTACAATCCACGCAAGTCCTCTTATATTCTTATCTACAGGCTTACCGCCTTTCGCCTTGCTGAAATGCTTGCAGTCAGGCGAAAACCAAGCAAGTCCGACTTTATGACCTTGACAGATTTCCTTTGGGTCTATATCCCATACACTTTCCTGATAATGACGAGTGTATGGGTGATTAGCCTTGTGCATTGCAATAGCGTCCGGGTCGTGGTTAATCGCTATGTCAACAGGTCGCCCTGTTGCGAGTTCAATTCCGCAGGAAGCACCACCGCCACCTGCAAAGTTGTCAATAATCAATTCGTCAAGGAAGTTTAGTTGTCTCATTATCTTTCAACCTTTCTTTTAGTTCCTTTTCCGTTTCTTGGTGTATCAAGTTCATAATTGTAAGCGATGCGTTATCTTGGAGTAATTTCCAACACATACACCCTAATACGATTATAAATACAGCAAGGATAATAACTACAATTCTCATATTTTTACCCCTCAAAAGAAATCTGCGTTGATTCGGTGACAGCACCTTTGCAATTTCTTACTGCCTGTTCAAACCAAGTGGTTTTCAGCTCAACGCCTATTGCTCTTCTGCCTTTTTCAAGAGCCACATAAGCTTCCGAGCCTATGCCAAGAAACGGTGTTAATACTGTTTCATTAGGATTGCTCCAAAGGTCAATAGCTCTGCGAATTACCGACAACTGCAAGGGGCATATATGCTTTTCGTCTTTATCATCACGGCATGATTTTGATTGAAGTGTGTCAGATGGGTTTATATCCATCCAAACAGGACTTGCGTATTTCTGCCATTCCCCCACAGGAAAAGTATCGTTTGTATGTGAAATAGGCTCAGGGTTGTCACCGGGCTTACGCATCACCACCAAGTATTCAGATAAACCTTGCCTGCTCATCGCACTGTCCTTTTTGATTTGCTTATGTAACAACCCAAGTGCCTTTGTTCTCTGCATTTGCACAACAGGGTCTTTCCAAATATTAACCTCGGAATGATAATAAAAACCTGCTTTTTGAAACAGCCTAATTAAATCACCCCTAAAATCTTGAAGTCCGATAAAACCGTCTCTGCCTTTCGTTGTCGGAAGTTGCATACAATGTACCGCCATAATTCTTCCCGGCATAAGTATTCTGTATAGTTCATCAACTATAAACTTAAATTGAGTGTAAAACTCTTCTAAGTCTTTGCAGTTGCCTAAGTCTCTTTCGCTGTTGCTGTAAGTGTAAAGGCTTGCAAACGGCGGCGAATATATCATAAAATGTACGGAATTGCTCGGAATACCTTTTAAAACTACGGCGCTGTCACCGTTATAAAGTGCCATTCTGTCATCAACATATTGTTTTATGCACTTATCATCCATTGTGGAACACTCATCCTTTCTGTTGCTATATAGCTTTCTGTCATTTTTGTTGCATTGTTAATTTCGGCAATTAAAATGTCTTTTGTTCTCTTCGACAACTCATACATAAACTTAGTCGCTTGCATTTGTTTACGCTCGATATTGTCTTTAACTGCGCCCTCAGCCTTACTCGCTATCAAATAAGCATCAACAGGCTTTGTTTGACCGAAGCGCCAACACCTGCGTATCGCTTGATAATACTTTTCAAAGCTATCTGATAAGCCTACAAATATTTCCTTATTGCAGTTTTGCCAATTCATACCGTAACCGCATATAGACGGCTTTGAGACAAGAACACGAATATCACCGTTTGCAAAACCGAGCATTGCATCAACCTTATGCTTATCGCTGTCAGAACCTTTAACCTCAACAGCTCCGATGATATTTTTCTTTAACAACTCGCTTTCGGCGTTATAATCACACCATACAAGTACCTGTTCATCGGTTGAATTAGCAAGCTCGCAAGCCGCCTTAACTCTTTCATTTAGGCTGTCTTTTCTTGCTTGACTTCTCTGCTGTAATGTCTGCGTGGTTGACGGAAATAAGAGCATTTGTCCGCCGTCATCCTCAATTTCGGCATCAACGGTTACTTGATGCACAATAAGCTGCGGCAAAGAATACCTTTCGTCATAAAAACCTAATACATTAGGATTTGGCACTACTGCCGCCCACGATGCTATCCAATCCCAAAACTTCTCGACAGCATGACCTTTAAGTCGCCATTTTGAAGTATCGCCGCCATCGTGAACAAAGAATGTTGCAAGCATTTCAAAATATCCCATAATGCCTAAAAACTCGCTGTGATTGCCAAGTTCCATATAGTCATTAGGTGCAGGTGTTGCAGACCAACAGGAGCGAAACGGTGTATATTTAAACTCGTCAATTAACTGTGTTCTCACTTTTCCGATGCTATTCTTTAATATTGAGCTTTCGTCAAGCGCAACGCTGCCGAATGATTTGCAATCAAAATTATGTAATTTTTCATAATTCGTAATATTGACTGCGGTATTTTTTATATCGGCTTGAAATTCGCATATATTTACTTCAACGCCGAATTTCTCACCTTGCAGTTTTGTTTGTTCAGCAACCGCAAGCGGTGCAAGAATAAGTGAGGGTTTATTACTGTACTTTCTTGTTTCGTCAGCCCATACAAGCTGTTGAATAGTCTTACCAAGTCCGCAATCCTCAAAGAAAGCACATTTACCTTTCTTTAACCCCCACTTAACAAGCATTTTTTGCCACTCAAACATATTGCTGTTAAGTTCATCAATATTTATATCAAATCCTGCATTTACAGCCTTTAACTGCTTAGATGC